CTTGCAAAAGCAAGTGCATTCAACAGAATCAATGTTCGCAGACTGTTCATTACTGTTGAAAAGGCTATCGCTACAGCGGCTAAGTTCCAGTTGTTTGAATTTAACGATTCGTTTACTAGGGCGCAGTTCCGTTCTTCAGTTTCTCCTTTCTTGAGAGATGTTCAGGGAAGAAGAGGTGTCTATGACTTTAGAGTTGTGTGTGACGAAACAAACAACACACCTGAAGTTATCGATCAGAATCAATTTAGAGCAGACATTTATCTGAAGCCTGCAAAATCTATCAACTTCATCACTCTGACATTTGTTGCTACACGAACAGGTATCAGTTTTGAAGAACTTGGCGCCTAATATAAATAATTCAATAAGGAGAAAAACTAAATGAATATTGAAGATTTTAAAAGTAGATTAGGCGCAGGTGGGGCGAGACCAAACCAATTCTTAGTGGAGCTGACTTTTCCAACATATGTTGGAGCAGTTGACAACTCTTATAGTGTTTTGGTAACAGGTGCCGCACTGCCCGCTTCTAATGTAAACCCTGCAATCATCCAGTATAGAGGCCGTGAAGTCAAACTTGCTGGCGAAAGAATTTTTGATCCGTGGACAATTACTGTTGTAAACGATACTGAATTCTCTCTCCGTGCACCGTTTGAAGAGTGGATGAACGGTATGAACAAGCGAGATATAAATACTACTACTGACCCAACCGGTGCTGTTCTTACACCTAGTGATTATCAAAAGCAGGTAATTGTTAAACACCTTGACAGAAATGATAAAGTATTGCCAGGTGGTACTTATCTTCTGCAAAATGCCTTCCCGATCAATATGTCTGAGATTGCATTGCAGTACGCACAGAACGATATTTTAGAAGAATTTACAGTGACATTCCAATATTCACACTATGATGTTAGCTAATAGCTAATAGCTAATTATAGGTGTGTGGGAGAAAAATATAATGGAAATTTTTGGATTTGAAGTGAACAGGAAAAAGCGGCAGGCGACTGAAAAGTCGTTTGTCGCTCCTTCCGAAGATGGTGCTATTGATGCTATCCGAGCGGGTGGTTATTATGGCACCTATTTTGATGTTGAGGGTGTTGCTAACACCGAAGAACAACTAATCAAACGGTATCGTGATATCTCAATGATGGCTGATGTTGATGCCGCTATTGAAGACATTGTAAACGATACCATATCTAATTTAGATGATGAAAAGCCGATACAGTTGAATACAGACAGTGTTCAAGTTTCCGCGGCGGTAAAAAAAGCAATTCATAATGAGTTTGATGAAGTGCTTAGATTGTTTGATTTCAATAATAGGGCACAAGATTATTTTAGAAGATGGTATATTGACGGAAGAATATACTTTCATAAAGTAATTGACTCTGCAAAACCTAAGCAGGGTATAACTGATATTAGATATATCGACCCTAGAAAAATTAGGCTTGTTAGGGAAGTAAAAAAAGAGAAAGATCCTAAAACTGGTGTACAGTTTATTAAGGAGATAAAAGAATACTTTATCTATGATGATAAAGGAATTGCTACTAAGCCTGGACAGATTAATCCTTCAACTGCTATTGATAGTAAAGCATTGAAGATTACAAAAGATGCGATTGCATATTGCCCTTCAGGACTAGTGGATCAAGATAAAAATATTCCTTTGTCATTCTTGCATAAAGCGATTCGCCCAGCGAATCAACTAAGAATGATGGAGAATGCCGCTGTAATCTATCGTATTACACGGGCTCCTGAAAGAAGAATTTTTTATGTTGATACTGGCAACCTGCCTAGACTAAAAGCAGAACAGTATCTAAAAGACATCATGGATCGTTATCGTAACAAACTTGTTTACGATGCCGGTACAGGAGAGATTCGTGATGATAAAAAGTTTATGTCAATGCTTGAAGACTTTTGGCTACCAAGAAGAGAGGGTGGCAGAGGAACAGAGATTCAAACATTGCCAGGAGGACAGAATTTAGGTGAAACAGGCGACATTGAATATTTTCAGAGAAAACTATATCAATCTCTGAATGTTCCTGTTTCTAGATTGGAACAGCAAGCGGGTCTAAACTTTGGTAGGTCTGCTGAAATTAATCGTGACGAATTGAAGTTTACAAAATTTGTTGCGAAATTGCGTAGAAGATTTAGTGGTCTGTTTGATGATTTGCTCAGAACACAGTTAGTTTTAAAGGGTATTATAACTGACGATGATTGGCAAGATATTAAGCAAGACTTAAAATATAAGTTTGCATCTGATGCTTACTACACTGAGTCTAAGAATCAAGAGATTCTAAGAAGCAGAATTGAAGTATTAAATGGAGTCGCTGGATTTGTTGGACAATTCTTCAGTAAAGAGTATGTACAAAAGAACATTCTCATGCTAACAGATGAAGAAATACAGAAGATAGATTCAGAGATAAATAATGAAGCACAGGCTGTAGAGCCTCAACCAGAAGGTGATAATTTATGAGCGAAGTTGAAACAGAAATAGAAATTAGTCCAGAAGATGCTAGACAAGATGCCATCAGAGACATGATGGACAAATGGGCTAATGGAGATTTGTCTGATGCACAGAATACTTTTAATAGCATCATGAATGTAAGAGCAGACAATCTTGTTGCAGATAGAAAGGCAGAGATTGCGGCATCTATTTACAATAGTGCAGTAGATGCAGAAGTAGAAGACGAACAAGAAGTACAGGATGATACCCCTCAGGAGATGGATGGTGAATTACCGGAAACAGAATCGGAGGAGCCCGAAGAGGCTGAGCAAGAAGATGAAGAAATTTAACGAGTTTAGAGAATCGGCGGCAGATGATGCAGACGAAATTCGTGCAAAAGCCGAGCGCCGTGCCATGAGAAAGCACAAACAACAGGCAAAACTAAACATGCCTGAAGAGGCAGTGCCCGTTGAGAAGGCTGCTAAAGAAGAGCCTACTGCAAATCATCCTGCAGAAACTGGTGTTGAGGGA